AAAAGTACAGGGTTATAATGAGAGTCTTCCAAAAACATTGGATTATCGACTTCATGGGGCAGTCTCATCGCTTCTTTGTAGTTAGATATTTGAGTGTGCAAACTATTGCCACTGTGATCTAAAGCTAGATTGTTGTTTGTATGTGATCCTGTTGGCTCATTAAACTTAAAGTAAAGTTTTAAGCTATCATGAGCAAATATATTTCGGCGTGAATAGTAACTAACTTCGTCAAGATCTCTAATACCATGAAATAACCTGAATTCGTCTAGAGAGCCGCTGAATGTTGATGATTTATTGAATACGAGGTTGTTATTTCCAGCATCTAAGTTTTCTCCATCACCAATTTTTAATTTTTGATTTCCTGTGTTGATAATACCATAATCGAAAAAATCGCTAGTAGATAAAACTGTTGAACCTGAGAGAATTTTTAGTGTTTGTTGTTCTGTCCTATTATCATACTGAAAAGATAAGTTATGCCACTTTCCTTTTTTTATTGTGTAACTAGCACTAGCGTAATTATAGCTGCCACTCATAAGAGCAAAATTAACTTTGCAGTTTTTTGACGATGCTGTTTGATTAAAAAAAACAGCATACCCAGAATTTTCGCCTGCCGTTGAATTTATACTATGAAACAAAAAGCTGTTTCCGTTAGATTCTTCAGGTAATCTTAAACAGCACTCTATAGAAAAGGAGTTATTTCGAGGGTTAATATGAGATACGCCTTGTTCACCTTTTAATAGGGTTTGGCTATAATCGCCAGACTTATCTTTTACCTCAATGTATTGACTACTAGAAGAATCAAAGGTCAAAAAACCTCTACTCTTTGGGAATTTATTAAACACATGTTTTTCGAGAGAAGATAAATTGTCTTCAAATGTTTCGATTTCTTCTAATGTTCCATCAAAGGGATATTCGTTAATAATTTTATTAAAAGCGACATTTATCTTTGCTTCAGCAGATCCAAAAAAAGTATTATTTTGAAAAAGAGAATTATCAACCGGGAGCTGCTGAGTTGAAATTAATCCATTGCCAGCTTCCTTTCTTTTAAAACTAGATTCGCTAGTGTTAACGCTGGTTTTTGTTAATTTTTTTTGATTTTGATCTAAGAGTATCCCTGTTGTAGTTCTATACTTTCTGAGCATCTTCCTCGTAAAATACTTTACGTTATCGAATGTTCTTGTTCTTCTAGCCATTATACTACCTTAAAAACAAAGGATTCGTTAAAATCGGTTATTTCGTCGTTTATAATACTGAAAAATTCTATTTTATAAGAAAACCCAGTTAATAACGTCCCAGCTTTAATAGTCGCTGAATATTCGTCATCGTAGAAACTCATTTTCGTCGAAAAAGAAAAATCCCTATCAATCAACTCTTTATTAGAAATTAATTCAGATATTCTATAATAGAGATTCCCATAGAAATAATCGGGGTCTTTCCTTAATTTGCTAGGAAGGTATTCTTTTCCGTTTATTGTAGCAGAGCATATTAGAGTTATATCTTCTTTCTCGGTATATTCTGGTTTTCTATTTTTCATTGCTAAAGAAATAGAAGATATATCAAAGTTAGAATAAGCATCATTATAAACTCTTGATTTTTTATTTAAAAAAGTAATTTCTCCATCAGAAGTTTGCCACTTTAATTCTACATCAAATCCAGAAGAATCAGCTTTTAGAGCTTTTTTAACATATGAATTATTTCCCGGGATAGTAAAACTAGCCTGATAAACTCCTGGTAATCTATTTCCGTTAGAAGATTTATCAACTTGGCTAAAACTAACAGAACTCGTAAAAGAACCAGAAACTATTTTTAAAATGCCGCAATTGTTACCCGTTAGTTGCGCGTTAGAATTATCAAAAAGATTAGAATTAGTAAAGCCTTTTTTAACTTTAATGCATGCAGAAGATGCTTTATTAACAAATATCCTCCCGGTATCGTCAGATATAGAATCATCAAATACTATTCTCAATCTAGGCGTTATCAGTTTATTTTTAACGTGTCTCGAAGCGAATCGCTTTACGAAACGCGATTTGCTATCTGAGCTATACGAACCACTAAAGCCAATCCTGAAACCTTCACTGGGTATTAGTCCTTTCAAGCTAGCAGATACTGCATTTGTAATATCAAATATTAAATCCTGATTAGGATCATTGAGGTATGTAGAAGATCCTAAGTCTACTTTCGTAGTACCGAAGCTAGCGCTTGTTATGATGTCAATATGTTTTGTTGAATGGCCACCTTTAAATTTGATTGTAGTCAATCTAGTTGCTGCATTTGCTAAAGGCACTGCTGTATTACCCGTTAACCCCGAAATATCCTGTGAAAGATTAACTACAGAACTAGCATCAGGATCTATTGCTGTAATTTTTAAATCATTATTAGTTTTAGATAATGCAATTGCTTGAAATATTTTTCCAGCAATATGCGATGTCGTCGTGGTTCCGTTTATACCAAAAGTGTAGTTATTCGAATCAACCTTAGCGGGCGTAGCCGATGCTGGGTTTGCTAGAAAACTTATTGTATTAGTAGTATCGCTCAAAGAGAATCCAACTGTATTATCCCAACCTCCAATCCCAGTGATTGTGATCGATGCTTGAGCGAAAGTATTATCATTCCCGCCGGCAGCAGCTGCGCCTTCTGACTTCCATGTGATCGGGCTAGATCCTAAGTAAGATGAAGTTAAATAATTAGCCGATCCTATATCGTCGAAATTACTAACATCAATCCCAAAACCCTCTTCGAAAGTTCTAGTAAGTGGATTGCAAATTGCGTCAAAATTAAAAGGCTTTTGTAAACCAGAACTTACATCTTGCAATTCTAAATAAGCTTTGAAGTCGGATTTATTTCGAATATCTAAGATACTAGAAGTTAAATTTCCAAGCGTCGAATAATCAAATTTAATTAGTAGCGCAGATTTTTCAGATATATTAGATGTTACGTAATTGCCAGATTCAACTACGCCAGATTCTTCAAAGAGTTTGAAAAGATCTAAAGTAGCGCTGTGGCCTGTATTAGCATTTTTCGATCTATATTTGTTATCAATTATTTTGTCTGTTATATAACAATCTTTGCTAGCTGAAATTATTAATTGCATTATCTTACGCTCACTTTAATATCAAAATCCGGATATTTCATTTCAAAAATACCATTCTTTTTAGGGAATATATAACCTTTTTCAATTATGATATCAAAAGGTTCGCTTAGGGAATAGCCATATGAATTTACTCCGTCGCTATGCACACCTACTTTGGAAACTATAGTAATACCAGAAGTTCTTCCTCCTGGGCTAGAAGAATCGTGTATCGAAGAAACTCCGTCTGAAGACATTACAGCATAGCTGATATCTCCCATTGCTAAAGGCTGATTTATATGAAAATTAGATAGTTTGAGGAGTTTCCTTAAGTTTGTTATTATAGACTGAACTACTATGGATTTTTGAGCTCCTGGTGTTGCGATTACATTTACGTTTAAACCAAAGTTGTGAATTGCAGCATCCATTATTATATAGGAATCATTGATTAACCTAAAAGATTCTAAATAAGTCTTAAGGTTGAGCTTTAGATTATCTCCTGATACTTCTAGTGGCGAAGACGAAGATTGCATTGAACCAAATTTGATTAAGTTGCCCGATTGGCCGCGGCTTATTAAAGCTATTTCTACATGGCCATTTGAGTCCGGGCTTTCTGAAACTGATGCTCTGTATATTCTCCCAAGGGGAGCTGGCAAAGAATATATTCGAGCTAATAAATCTTCTTTAGTTACAATTCTAGACTGTGAATTTCTAGCAATTGGGATTTGATCCCTAAATTCTTCTATCGATGGAGGAGGAGCACCACCAGAAGCTTTTTGTAGATTTCTTACGTCTAAACTAGCCCTAGTCGAAACAGCTTCTTCATGACTTACGCCAGTGGGAAATGATAAATCTAAAAATTCTATTTGTCTTATAGAACCAACGCTTATGTTGTGATTTAAGCCGCCGCCGTGTCTATATTTAATTGACAATGTAGTTTGTCTAGGAGCTACTCCTAAAGTATTCGTTTTTAGCAATGAATTTGGATCTAGAGAAAACCTAGAAAAAACTTTTTTTCCATATAGCGGGACGCTTAAATCTCCTGGATCCGGAAGTATGTCATCATCATCAGCTGTAGCATCACCACCGCCAAACTGGAGCGTGGTAGATAATGTTTGAGGATCAAACAACTTAGTGAATCTATATGGAGCCGGGGTTACAGATATAGATTTTTGGATAGACTGGCGACTCACATCTTTATTATCTACGATAGTAAAAACATTGTCTTGTGCCAAGTTATCAACTTCATAATAAATATTTCCGTCAGAATCTGACACACTTTCTATTAAACTTACATTTTGTTCTGATAACGTTATGTTTCTAAAAGGAGCAAAATTATCAGATATAGAAAATAGCTCTTCCCTAATTTCTCCAGAAACGCATAAACCACGTAAATTTATTATCTTTTTATTTCCTTGGTTTAAAGGAGCAGGATTTGATTTTTTCCAAATGTAATCTCTTTCTTCACTATTTTCTCTAAGGGAAAAATCAATATCTTCCATTAGATTAAAAGTCACTCCGTTCCCAGAGATCAACCTAGTTCCTTTTTTTATCTTAGGCAATGATAGCACTGAGACTTTATTTTCTTCGGAGATAGGTACTTCTATATAGAAAGAAACATAAACAGTCGATGGAGCAGCACCATGAGTTTCGACACCAGCTAAATTAATATGTTTTTTAATGTTTTCTATTTCTACTGCGTCTGACCATCTTAGCTCATTAAACTGATGGTCTAGATAAAACGACATAGAGTCGCCGATATAAGAAATCATATCGACGAACATTCCGCCTAGTCCAGTTTCAGTAAAATCTTCTATATTATCCGGAAAAAAAGTCCTCGCATGTTGAATTAAGTTACTTTTAAAGCCATCAAAATCGCGAGCTAAATAAGACCTTTTTACAATTTTCTTTTGCCTATTTTTAATATCTTTTGCCATTAACCTACCGCCCTTATTATTACTTCTATTGATTCATTGGAAACATTCAAACTAGGTATGGCATATAAGACCCTCACTCCGATATTAGCATGGTGTTCATTGTTATCACGATCTGTAAATGCTTCAAAGCTAGTCAACGAAATAAAAGGCATATAAACGCTAATAGCTTGATTAATCCTACTTATCGCTTCACTCTCTATATCATCGGATGCTAACTCAAATGCTAACTCTTCTAAATTTGCGCCGAAGTTATAGTTACCTAACCGCTCTCCCTTATTAGTCATAAGTAGATTTTTAAAGTTATCTTTAATTTGATCTTTTAAGTTTTTGTGCATCTTAAATAAACCGTCTCTATCCGAGCCAAGCTCTAATGGAGTTTTAATACCAATTAATTTTTGAAATTGGAAATCTCTCTTAGCTTTATCTACAACTGACTTTAATTGGCCGGCTGATTTGAATTTTATTTCACTTCTATTTTTTGTTCTATCTCTAGATGCCATGACATACCTCTGGTGTATAATTATCCACTAAAAAAATTTATCGTTATTTTATGGAGTATAAAATCACCACTTCCCCATGGGGCATGCTTTATCTGAGGCATATACTAACATTGGGTAATAACACCCGCAGTCTCCGCATTTTAGAAATTGGGTTTTACTCTTAACCAATTTTGGACATGTGTCGCAAATTTTTCTCCTTTGGTTTGCTAATTCTGCTGTTTTTTTGTCTAGCAATCCCATCATGTGCATCGAAAGTTTTGTCCACCCTTCTCCAATTTGAACGCATTCTTTGCATATCGACATTATACGCCTTTCTTCGGGGTTAGAACAGCAATTGGTTCAATTTCTGGAGCGACAGGTTGTGTCGGTACAACATTCGCTGGTGGAGGTTCTTCGATATTCGCCACCTTATTAGTTGATTGCACCGCTTGAGCATCGTATCTAGGTATAACCTTAAGTATTGGAGGTAGACTATCGGCTACTTTTGGTTTACCAATTTGAACGAAGGCTGCCATAACTTTTTTTACACCGCCAACTGTAACGTCGCAGTAAACTTCATGTAGCCCTTCATTTTCAAAGCTATGAATTAAGCTGCGGTCTGAGGATTGCGGTGGTACATCAGGCCCACCTTTGTTATTTTCCCTGCATATTCTTTCGCTTAAACTTTTAGGGTTTATTAGAGATTCTTTAAAGTTGTTAAAAGATTCGGCATAATTTTCCCTGCTTGGGCTCGAATTTGAGTTTTCTTCAATAGAACTATCAGGTTTATGAATTGTCCATTTGTAAGTTGCCGATTCGCTACTAATAACTCTTCCATTGTGTCTTACATTTGGTTCTTCTTGCTCGAGTATATCTTCTCCATCTTGGTGGATAAATTTACCAGGAAAAAGCTTATTTAGTTCAAAACCGGTTATAGTAAAAATAACTCTAACATTCGCTGAAGTTTTCTTAAAAATCATTAAGTTGCTTTCAGTTTCGTCACTTCGACTGTGAACTATGCTTATTCTGGGCGGTGCGCTAACTAACGGATTGAGTTTGGTGCCAAAGTCTATGTTACCTTCGTCATCTTCAGTTAGCATCCCTTTTTCTTTCATACCAAGTAAGATTACGAGAATTGGCATTACTATAAATAAGAAAAAAAGTAACATGCACATCCAACAAATAGCGATGTTTATCCCTATAGGTGGTATTTCAGGACTACACTCGGCATCTGGTTTTATTAGTCCCTTAAATTTGGCTATAGCACACGGATCAAAATCGGGTATATCCGGAAGCTTAAGTTTAATAAGATCTAAGCCAAGTGATACTGGCTTTATTGACATATCCAAAAGAGGCATGCCCGGGAAAGGGGGCACATCTATAGTAAAAAAGTTTACGCCAGGAAAATTAGGTAATGGCAAGCCAGGCAATTCTAAACCTAAATCAATGCTAGGTATTAAAGGTAAAGCAACCGGTATAGATGGAAGTTTTAGACTTGGAACTCCAAATAAACTAATGTCTAGATCGGGGGGCTTGGGAAGGCCGGGGGGAACATTCAAAATTGGCTCAAATGCGGCCGCAAATTGGAAATAAGGACCTCCAAATAGGGAGAGTTGAAGTCTTATTTGCTCGCACATACCTGCATATTCAGGTTCAGGTACCTCTACAGCAGCGCCTTTTCCGGGAGGTTGTGGATTTGTTTGAGGGCAACAAGGCATGCCTTCCATCGTGCGGGCAGCTTGTTGCTCGTCTTTTTGAATTTGATTGCAATTTGCGGCGCAACAGCATCCTTCGAATATCTTGACCAGCAAGTCACCCGCAGCCGGAAAAGTTCCAGAGATTAAACCATCGGATTCACCGCTGGCCGTTAACTCAGTTCTTCCTTCTTCGCTCATTTTATCTTAATTACCTTACTCATACTTTTCAATAGATTAGACTTTAGATTATCTAAAACAGGCTGGGAACTAGTCGCGTTTATAATCGGGGCGCCGGAATTGCCAGTGGAAGCAATAGCTGCTGGAGATGGCATTTTTCCGCCAGATCCAAAGGACGCAGCATTTCCGCCAACAGCACCGTGCAGACGTAAGATATCTACCGCAAAAGCCATTAAGGTATCAGCTAGCTCTTCCGCAAGAAATATGCTATGTTGAGCATCATCTCCGCCAATATATATACTATCATTTGCTGTATATGGTTGATCCGCCGGCGATAAAGCTGCGCCAGACGCATAATTGTTGCCTAAAACAACACGAGGGCCATCTATTATTATTGTACCACTTGGCTCTATAGCTATTACAGCTCTTTCATTGTCGGGGGGCCCCGCAGTGTCATCGCCAGGCTCTTTCGGTATTCCCTCTTTTATTATTCTAATAGAACCATTAACCTTAGCATTGCCAGCTATATCATCTGGGTCTTTTCTAGCTATAATTCTTATATGATCTGATTTTACTACTACTGCTGCGCCGTCGAGTTCTGCTGGCGGATTAGCCGCAATAGGCATGTTAGTGAGCTGCTCAGTTAAACCAAAGTCTGCGTCAGGAGACGAATCGGCAGTCAAGTATATTCTAGAAGCATCATACCTAAAATCAGGGTCTCCTTCTATAGCGTGATCGAGTTGATTATCTGTAACCTCCTCTATAAACCCTTGCGGATTTTTTGAAACTTCGACCATGTTTGCACCGCGGGCATCTTCCGGATTAACCGTTTTCTTAAGGCGAGGGAAAGTCGGTGGTTGTTCTGATTCTAAACCAGATAATTCAGTATCTATTGGAGAAACGTTGGGGCCAGAGTTTCCACTTCTCGTCCTTATTGATCTTCCGGCAACAATATCAATTGCTGCTGAGAGTTTGGTTAAATCTGGTGGCGATTCTGGGGTTGTAGGATCAACTATGGTTGCACTCGACCGAATCATTTTACCGCCCTTTTCTATCGCGGTGTCATTAATGTCTTTAATCCTGTCTGCTTCTGCGCGTGCAGCTGCAAAGCCTCCTTTATAACCTCTTGTAGTACCTAGCGTTATGCTAGTATTATTCGATCCCTGCATAACCATATCACCAGGCATCTTTGTTAATCTAGGTACTGGTTCGAATTTAAAAGATTTATAAGCTAGCGAACCAGTAACATGTATATCATATTGGTTAGATTCTGTGCCAATTGTATAACCATCAGTAGACGCATTCCCATTTGGGAAACCGTACATTACTGAATCTTCTACATTTTCTGTTTTAGGGTTTTCACCATGAACTTTGTCGGAAGATTTTTGTTGATCTTTTTTGCCATCAACATAATGATGAATTCTATCTTCATGAGTATAATTTAAATCATCAACGTCTAGCCATGTCGGTACTCTACACATCCAATAGAAAACTTTTGCCCCTTTGCCTATAGGCGCTGGACTGATTAACCAAACATGCTCACCAGGCTTTATAGGAAAACATAAGTGAGGCGGGAAAAAAGGTAAGCTAACAGTTTGCGTGGTAGTTCTTTTACCTTGGCCATCATTTAAAACACGAGCTATGATAGAATTTCTTGGAGATCTTTTTATAAAGGCAAAATTGTCAACAGTAGTTTCATTGTATATATCATCAAAATCTTTTTGGCTTCGAAAAGCAGCAGGATCTGTTATGACATCTATTACAATCGCTTTTTGAAAAACAGTGTCTAAAGTAGAGTTAGCTAAAGCCGGCTCTGATTTATCTCTAGCAACATCCTCGAAGGCTACATCATTAACATTGTCATCATAGGTATGGGCCATTACTAATCCTTAATTTGAGAGAATAAATCGTCCGGATCAATCTTATTATTTTCAGCTTCAGCCCTAGCTATTACTTCAGCTAATTTTAATAATTGCTCATTTGATTTATTCATACGTTCGAGGTATTTTGAAAGTATTGCGCCGATAGCTGCATGTTCTGCAATTCCGGTCCTCATTTGAGTGTAGGCTTCTACAAACAAGACATGCGCATTTTGGCGGTCAAGGTTTGCATTTTCGTATATTTCTTTCCACAAGAGCTTCTTTTTATCATCTGATGAAACTAGCTCAGAAAGCATTTCTTCAAATTTTTTAGTTTTTTCTTCTATTTTTTCTATTTTTTGTAGCGCCGAGGTTAGATTATCCATAATATCTCCCGTTTAAAATATATCAACGATTCTTTTGTCATGTACTATATCACGATAATGTTTTCTTATAGATGACATCGAGACAGATAATTTCTTTGGAGTTAGCCCAGATATCTCTCTCACGTAAACATAAATAGCTCTCTTATTTAAAAAATCTAATTGTTCAATTTTATCAAAGACTGTGATAATAGCGCTAATACAAAGTTTTTCATTCTCCTTAGTAACTCTACTTTTTATTATTTCTAAAACTTTTATTATTTCGTTTTTTCTATTTGCATTAATGATAATTTTATCTGGAGATTCTATTATTTGAGAATATGCTATAGAGTTTCTGTCTTTTTTAGACAAAGAAGACATATCTGATAAGCTTACATTTCTTATAACATTTTTTCGGTGTTGTCTAGAATTAATTATTAGCCAGTTTTTAGCCACAACATTGAAATAAGAAAACGCTTTTGTTCCGCGATCTTCATCCCACTTATGTATTGTTTCATAAAGGAATGATACGCAGTCAGTTTTTATATTTTCTATTTGGTTAGATCCAGCTCTAAAACCATATACGAAGATAAGACTTGCAGCTAATTTCTCAAATGCAGGGTGGATTTGCTCATTGTATAATTTTTCCCGTTCTTTGGTTGCCTCTAACTGTTGAAACTCGACTATAGAAGCCTGAGTATCTTTATTAAAGTACATATTCCTTTTTTGATTAGGATTTCTTCTAATTTTCTTCTTTTTCTTCAAAATAAGTTTCTCCAAAATTCTTAGAAGAAACATTCTTAGATAAAGCCTCAGCAACTGATAATATAGATTCTTTACATTCCTCTATATCTGAATGGACTTGTCTTACTTCATTGCTATCGTAAAATAAAGGTATTTCTAAAATTGAAGATATAGAATCTTGCCTTTGTTCTAAAATATCAATGCTTTCCTCTAAAGCGTCTTCTACTTTTAATAATAATAACGCAAACTTTACCATAAAAAAACTAGAAAAGCATAATAGAAGTGCTAGAACGCTTATGATAACGATAGCGGCAATACTCATGTTAATATATCACCCAAAACACTATCGTAAATTTTGTAAACTTCATGATTATTTAACTTTTCGCGGAGGGTGCTTTTGCCATTATTAGCCCACTCTCTTGGGATAGAACAAGATTTTCTTATTTTGCTTAATTTCCTTTTAACATCTGACTCTTTCGGGTGAGCCCAGCGACTAGATTCAATAAAAATATTGTTATCTATGCGAGATTCGTGAACGTTGACTAAATCATAATCAAAGGGTGAAAATTTAATATTGCTTAAAAAATCCATATGGCCAGACCATTTTGTTGCCATCACCGGTAAGCCTGAAGCTGCGGCTTCTAAAAGAGGTAATCCATAACCTTCTCCTCGAGTAAAAGAAACTAGAGCATTGAGTTGTTCGCTTCTGTAGAATGCCGATATTTCATCATTAGTCATAAGCCCATGCGAAAGGTAAAATTTGGGATAAGAGCCATGGCGGACTTCGTCAACAACTTTAGTTAAAAGCCTTAGCGTATTCTCTCTATCGATTGCAGTCATTCTGCCTAAGCTGGTTTTTATAACGACACCAACGTCTGGATCATCCTTGAATGTTTCACAAAGCCATTTTATTCCATAGAATGTATTCTTTCTGTCAGCTTCTGCATTTTGACCTGTAATTAAGCCAAACATCAAAAAATTAAAATTAGTAGAAACGTCTAATTCCATAGGATCAAGCTTTTGTTCTATTAACTCCGGTAAAATATACTCTGGAACAACACAGATCTGTGTAGTTATGTCTCCTGACCTTTCAAATGTAGATTTAGTAAATTTTGATGGAACAATGACTAAGTCCATAGAATTTACACAATCAACCCAGCTTTGAGAGCATTTATCAGTTTCCACGCCAGCCGTTATACCTACGTTATATTTTGCTACGTTAGGATCCCATTCATTAGGTAACTGGACTTGGAAAGATATATCGAAAGACTTTTCAGTTGGATGACTTGAATCAATTATTTTAGAAATAAGGCCATTGTCATATTCACCATTTAAATAGAAGGTACAAATTCCCCAAGGAGTTACTTGAGCATTTAAAGTTAGATTTTCTCTCTGTAATAGATAGCTAAAAACTTGCCTTGCATGAACTCCATATCCAGCTGAATTGAGCAAAGGGCCACGAACTAATATGTTTTTCATATTTCTATTAACTCAAATCGAGTCGTAGTCGATTTGCCTTCCTTCCAGTTTTCAACTGTTTTAGCCAGTGTTGAATCCCAATCATCAATAGTCTTTTGATGATTAAACTCAGATTTAGCGTAGTCTTCGCATTTTTTACTTAGCTTCGCTTTTTCTGCCGATGGCATTGTATACATTTTTAATATAGCGTCAGAAACAGTATCAGTAGAAACATAATCCTCATATATATAAGGAACGTTTTGTGAACCTACTAGAGAACTTAATTCAACTTCTAATGCAATGCCATTTTGTGACTCGTCTCTATGATCCACGACTTGTCTGGTTAATCCGCCTGTCTTAATAGCTATTATAGGTGTTCCAACTTGCAATGATTCTAAGGTTCCTAAACCGAAACCTTCAGCATAAGAAATATTTATAGAGCAATCAGCTACGTTATGCAAAATATTCATCTCTTGAAAACCTACTCTCTCAGTAGAAAAAATAACATTTTCAACAATTCCAAACATCTTAGCAACTTCCGTTAAGTCCGGGCCTTCTTGATCATAGGGATCAGTGTGCATTATTAAAGTTGCTGGTTTTCTTTCAGCAACATTATCAATTTTATTTAAAAATTTTGACCAAGATTCTAAGATGTCTGCTGGTCTTTTTCTTTTAGCGTTTCTATTTACCCAAAATAAAACAAAATCATTAGCCTTGTTTTCTCCTAGAAGCTTAACTTTGTGCTGCTTCGTTGCCATAGGATCTAATCTATAAAAAACTTCACTAGGTAAAGAGTGAGGGATAAAGTTAGTTCTCTCTGGCCAGCGCTCTTTTACTTGAGTATATGTGTGGTGGCTATGACAATTAATCAAATCGGTAGACTTATAGAACATATCATTAAAATCTGGATACGGTTTATTATCCCAAACATGCCAATATGCAATTGGACAAATTTGATGAATTTCATCCTCTATTTGCCAAAGCCAAACAAAAAATCTAGGATCAGTAAAAAGCAAAATAATATCTGGTTTTTCACTAGCTAATAAAGACCTAATCATTTCTGGAGTTCCAAAACCATCAACAGGTTTTATTAAGAAATCTTCAGCAACTTTTGTTAACGAATAATCGTCGTGTTTAATAGCTGCGCCTAATTGTCTTACCGTCCAGCGACCTTTGTCAACCAAACCATTAGCTAAGAATCTAGATTGCACTCCAACTCCGGAAGGACTTAAAGCGTGATCAGAAAGCATTAATATTTTATATTTTTCCATTATACCAAAACCTAAAATCAACTACCAGTGCAGTGTTCAGTACCTTTATAGTCACAAAATAAACAAGAGTTCCTATTTTTTAAAAATAAGCCTCTCTTCATAGATAAAACCATGCTTCTTAAAATAGAAGTACATTTATCTTCAGCTTTGGGGCCGACTGAAACTTTTATTAATTCGCAAGTTTTCCCTCGAGGCGCGCCTCTCTTTAAAAGCACAAAACCACATCTTACAGATTTTATATCGATATTGTTTTTTGTTCTCCAAAAATGCTTATAAAGAGCAATTTGTGCCCAAGTTAAAACGTCCCTTCTTTTGCTAGCGTACCAGCCTTTATCACCAGCAGTTTTCCAATCGATGACCCAATATACTTCATTACCTTTTTTGTCTTTTGTTTTTATAAGGGCGTCAATAAACCCTTTAAAATATGCTCCAACTGCGGGCACTGGTTCATACAGTTGTTCCTCAGCAGAAATTACTTCATAATCACCAAATTCGTTTTTTAAAAAATCTGGTATTTCTTCCAAGCTGAGTTTGGCGTAGTCTAACCAAGTGTCTATATAAACATGTGACTTTGGTTTCCAGCCATTTGATGCCCTATGAGCTGCTTGCTTATCAATAAAGTCTTTTGAGTCAAATCCATGAGTTTTCCACTCTTGCCTAATTTCTTGTAACGCAGAATCGACGTCCATTTTTCCTGTTAGTAAAAAATTCTCTATCCCATTATGTACAGCGGTACCATATGAAAGGTAGGGAGACATTTCAAACATATTGATCTTATCAATGTATGCTAGCTTATGGCGCCACGGACACTCTTTCCAGTTTCTAATCTCAGAGTATGATACGTGAGGTTTATGATTGGGTAATATTGGTAATTCGTTATTTTGTTCTATAGACATTAATTAATTATAACTCTATATTTTGCTTTTTACATAACTTAAGTCTGATTCGTACATAATTTTAGCTAGAGATTTAAAATCAGTTTTAGCTTGCCAATTTAATATTTTTTTTGCTTTAGAAGCGTCTCCCAATAAGTGCGGGACTTCGTGGGGTCGAAATAATCTTTCATCAGTTTCCACAAAATCGCCTATAGAAAGATCAGCAATATCGAATACTTCTTCTAACCAGTTTTTTACTGTATGAGATTTACCAGTAGCTATAACATAATCGTCAGGCGTTGGATGCTGCATCATTAAGTGCATTGCTCTTACATAATCTTTTGCATATCCCCAGTCTCTCATAGCATCTAAGTTTCCTAAGCATAGTTTGTCCTGCAACCCTAACTTGATCCTAGCTGCGGCTAGAGTAATTTTTCTAGTTACAAAAGTCTCACCGCGTCGAGGAGATTCATGATTGAATAATATTCCGCTACATGCGAATATATTATAAGACTCTCTATAATTTCTAGTAAGATGATGGGAATAAACTTTAGCACATGCGTATGGGCTAGCTGGTTGTAACTTAGTATTCTCGTTTTGGGGTACCTCGGGATTATCACCAAACATCTCTGAAGAACTTGCTTGATAGAATTTGATATTTCTATTTGTATTTCTAATAGCTTCAAGCACGTTCGTTACGCCAGTGACTATAGTATTAGTAGTAGATAATGGGGTGTCAAAACTAACGCGAACATGAGATTGAGCTGCTAAATTATAGATTTCATCTGGATTATATTTATTGATAATTCGGTAAATTACGCCTGGATCATCTAATTCGAAGTATTCTAAATTAAAGTTTTTATGTGCGAATATGTGATCAATTCTATCAGTGCAAATTACGCTAGTTCTTCTCTTTAGACCAACAACCCTATATCCTATATTAATAAGATGCTCAGCTAAATAAGAGCCATCTTGTCCGGTTACGCCGGTTATAATCGCAGTCTTCAATCAATTCCCCTAATTTTTGGATAGTTTTCTAAAAACCATTTTGTAGTCTTTTTTAAGCCCAGCCTAAGGTTTGTATAATTGGTATCATATTTTAAACTGTCCATTTTTTCAGAAGATGAGGGTTTTCTATCTTGACCATTCATTTTTTTTGATTCCCATTTTATCCTCAAATTTAGCTCTAAAATAGAGAGTATGTCGTTAGCAACTTCGCTTATCGAATATTCCCTGCTGCTATTGCCGATGTTGATTACACCTTCAATATTTTTTTTCTTTAACAAAAAAGCAATAATGTCAGGGATATCGTTAGCAAAAGTAAATTCTCGTTTAGGAGTACCATCTCCCCACAAACTTAAGACACGTTTATTTTTATTAGAAGCTTCATAAGCTTTTAAAATTATACCAGGTATCACGTGTGAATTGTTGGGATCAAAGTTGTCGTTTATTCCATATAAATTATTTGGAGATACACAAAAGTAATTAAAACCTTTTTGTTTGCTAATCGCTTGTGAATGAATATCCAACATTCTTTTAGCGTAAGCATAAAACATATTAGATTTGTGAGGAGAACCGTTATGAATATTCGATTCTTGCAACGGGTAAGTAGAATTATCTGGGTAGATGCATGTAGACAAAAAAGATATGCATTTTTTTATTTTTGCATTTTTAGCAGCATCTAATACATTGGTATTTATCTGGATATTTTCGCTATAAAATTCATGAGGATAAGTCATATTAGCCTTTATACCGCCAACTTTAGCAGCAGTATGGACGACAGCATCTACTTTTTGAGAATTAAAAAATTCGAAAGTTTTTCTTCTGTCTAAAAAGTTAACGCCACCTTGCGATGGACTGGGTACTACCTCCCAATCGAAACCTTTTATTTTGGAGCTAGAAAAAGCTGTGCCAACCAACCCTGAACCTCCTGTAACTAATACTTTCATTTTGTTCTTCTTTCGTATAGCATTTCCGCGATTTCGAAGTCTATTTCTTCGTCAATATCTATCGCTTGAATATTATCGATAATATAGGGGTAGAAATTATTGCCTATAATGCTCTTTTTATTGATTAAAATATCTTTAGGGATGACACTTACTGCGAAATTTAAACCCAAATATTCTGGTAAGTCTTGAGATCTAGGGTGGGATGTAGGATCATAATTCAGCGGCCGGCCCATATGCCACAAATATTCCCTAACAGTGTGCGTTGTTGATATGGAATCATATTTGGCTTCTAAATTATTCCAAAGACTGCATATGTCTTTATAAGTCTTATCCGTGACTAATGGATTAGTTACATTGACATACATTATTATATCTGAATCTATGTTTTCAGCCATGTTTTTCCAAACTTCGTTCATAGGTATGCTACTGGAAGCATAGTAAGCATCCCTCTTAATAGGGGTTGCTCCTAATCTTTTAGCGACGCTCAGCATATAGTCACAATCTGAATTAACGCAAATTTCCTCAATAGCATCAATCCTCTTTAACTGATTAATTTTTATCTCTAAGAGTGAAGAATTTGCAAAAGGTCGAATATTCTTATTCGTCACTCTTTGTGATCCCTGTCTTACTGGTATTAAGGCTTTCATGATTGATTTAAAGACTCCTTAAAACTTTCATATTTTTTATCGCTTAAAAATTCTTTAAGCTTCTCGTCAACACAAATTCTATCGTCTTTTCTAAAAATGTTATACTTGAAATATTTGAATTGTAAATCTGGATTGTGTCGATCTAGCTTTCCTTCTGCAGTTTTTCCGTCATGTGTTTTTTCCCAATCTTCGATTGTTTCCTTAGAATAAAGCGAATTTAAATAGTTTTCCTTGTATAAGGAGCGATAAAAATCTATTCCCGTTATGTAGAGCTCTCGAAGAGGCAGACTAACTAAATCTATGATAGCAGAAAACCCCCCGTTGGGACGTAAAGTCTCTTTCCTTATTGACATATAGGGTTCATCCGGTAATATCCTGACGTTTGCGTCTTGAGATATCTTTGCTAGGGGGTTAATAAATCTAGAAAAAAACCACTCCGCTTTTGGATAAGTAGAAACAACATACTTGACTTCATTTTTTAAAATATCTTCTCTTAGCTGAATCGAATTTTGACTCATGGATATTAGCCTTTTGTCGCCATCATCGATTATAATATCACCAGGTAAAACATCGTTAGTTTCATCATTGTCTGTATATAATACATCAACCCTCGAACCATAAAATTTCCTCATCTCTGGATGAACGTAGAAAGATTTAACTCGGCAAACTATATCATAGCTATCTATTAAATTTCCCTGTTCTATATCTTGGATAGATTTCGCTGGACCTACTAGAGCTACCTTTTTATCTCTTACGAATTCTACAAAATCTTCATTCCTAACCAGTGGCATTAGATACTCCTAATTTTTTCTAGAAAAATTTTGTCTTTTTTTAGCTTTTCTTCTATTAACTTCAAATCGCTATAAGTGTCTAGTGAAATACAATCATCTTCGACTATTTGACCGACTATTTTATAACCGTTTTCTAAAAGTCTTAAGTGTTCGTGATCTTCTATTTTTTCTAAACTAGTTTTTTCCATGTTATAATAGTCTAAAATAGTCTCTTTTTTAAAAGCCATCAAGTGATAAGCTTTCAACATTGATTTAATCTTGTTCTTGGCATTAGAAGGTATATCATTTCTGGAAATGTACATTAGTTCCATTGCTTTATTAAAAACTACTTTAAAATCTGAAGGAGAATTAAATTTATCAAATTTAATCGCTAATATGCTAGCGGCTGCTTGTTTATTCCGCACTAAAACATTTATACTTTTTTGAATAGAATCTGGGTTTAAGAGTATTTCATCGCCATTTATTAGTACATAGTAATCATAGTCACCATATGCTTTTACGACTTCGTACATTCTCTCTGTGCCGTTCTTATGCGATTTGCTAGTTAAGATAGAGTTTCCGCCAAAAGAATCTATTAAGTTAGAAACTATGATGTCATCAGTGGCTACTACTAAATCGTCTAGCGAATTTGATAATTTTGCTCTCTTGTATACATGCTCTATTAAAGGAATTCCAAAAACTTTTTTCAAAGGCTTTTGTTTTATTCTGCTTGATTCTAACCTAGACGGTATTATTCCCAGTATTTTCATGGTAGATAGTTAAAAACAGCATCTTGGACTAAAGGCTCATATTTTGTTTGTGTAAGGGAAATCAAACTAATATTTTTATTTTCACCAAAGTTATAAAATATTTCTGTATTTTCTTCAAAGGATTCTAGTTCTTTTATAGAAAGGTTCTTTTCTTCATAACCATCATATCCAACAACAAATACATCTTCGGCTTTTACTTCTAATGCTATTTGAACTGCTATACCTGTATGAGATTTTCCATAGATTTTAGATATCGATCTCTGTTTTAAGAAGTAAGTTTTATCAAATGCTTTTTCCGGTACATATATTTCAATTTCGCTGGGCAGTGGTGCTAAGATAAAACTTGAGTTTTTTATATCAATTTCATCTAAAATGCTTTCTATCCTTTTGCCTTCGTTACCAGCAATGCAAAAAAGCTGCTTATTATCAACTTTAGAGAATATCTTTGCATTTCTAGCAGAGGCGTGGATAATAACTGCTTTTGGATTATTTTTTAAAAAATTTAGAATTGATGACGCGTGGTCTTTCACGGATTTTCCACCCCCAACTAATAAAACTTGGTGATAAGTTTCAGGCTTGAAATCTTCGTATTTTTTTTCATAAATAAAGCCATTTTTTAAAGTCTTAATAATGGTACCAAAAGAATGCAAACCCTTAGTTATCCAATCCATTACTTTTTTTTGAGGGAAAGAATTAGCTCCGGAAAACATATAGGGTAAAGAAGTTCCCCAAGCATGTTCTTTTTTAAGGACATTAAAGTCAGAAACTATCTCGCTTAAGCTATCAAAATCAACTTCGAGGTTTTTCTTCTTGTTTAATACAGTCAATAATAATTCGGTAGATAAGTTACCCGCGCCTCTTCCCATACCCGTCATTGTAGAATCTACTATGCCGGCGCCATTGTCAATAGCTACGAGTGTGTTTGATAAACTCATCTCCATATTGTTATGGCCATGAAAACCAGCTGTAGATTTTGAAGTTATACTTTCGAAAACTTCGAAAACTTTTTTAACGTCAGCGGGAAACATACTTCCGTAAGAATCAACAAAATATATATACTCGCATAACTCGTCTAAAGAAGATAATCCCGAAATAAACTCTTTATCTTCTTTCCATTCAGAAGCATACATGATATTCAAAGCTAACTTAACATTGAATTTTTTTATCTCTTTAGCAATTAAAATGGTTTCTTCAATTTTATCCGGACTTACAGCTATTCTTACTAAATCTATATAGTTTTCTACCGGTTTTAATATAGAACTAACGTCATCTTTACTTATGCTTTTTTGATTTAACATTATAGATATTTTTTTGCAAGATTTATTTCTAATATCTCTAAGAACCTCTAAGTTACAAAAAAAATATTTTCCATGATATCCAGGAAGCTTAGGATTTCTATAACCTACTTCGATATAATCTATAGGCAAGTTGTTAGTACAATGAATGTACCTTTCTACCAAAGAGTTACTAAAATCCCAGTTGGTATAATAACCACCATCTCTTAAAGTACAGTCAAGAATTTCCACTAGTTTTTCCAGTTTACTAAATCTTTTTCGACAAGCTCTCTAATTATGATCATCTCGGTTTCTACTTCATGGCCCATAGCATTTACTTGTTCCCAACCAAAGCCATGTGAATGGCCTTGACCCCAGAAATGTTGGTACTTATCTCCTAAAACATTATCAAACCCGTAAACATTGGGTTTGACGCCAGAATCTACACAGATTAAAATAGCCCTTAAGCCAATCCTAGGATGTACGCGATATTCTATTCCATGAGGTGGCCACTCTTCTCGATGAATCACTTTTAATACTTCTTCACTAAATTTAGTAGATATTCCTAGTTTTTCTAAAATTTTATTAGCCCATCTTGAATCACCTTTTTCATGATCTAAAGAAAAAACATTTTCGAAATTTTTCCAAACTTTTCTGCGCGGTGGGTGGTAAGCATGCTTGCCAAAGCAAATTATATCTTCAGAACTTGAACCAACATATTTATCATAGTTGGAATCATTCACTAATCTAACAGTTGTTTTTTCGCCTGTAATAGGAGTGCCAGTAGGGGCGTCATTGAATCTTATAATAGAATCGTGATTATCTATTTCCCTGCCCCTGAGTACCCTGTTAAGGGATGGGCCAGAACCAACAATAGCTACTGAATCTCCAACTGACAAAGAATTTTTATTTTCATTATCGATAATATGCTTTAATTTCAAATTACTCTCTCAAACTTTCGATATCACTTAAAACAGAATCCCAACTATTAAACCTTATAGCTTTATCATCTACATAAGCTACTGCTCTTGGTTTTTCTGCTGTGACTTTTGTGACAAAAGAATCCATATCGTATTTTTCCAACCAGTCCCAAATTAGTTCAATCCCGGTTTTACCATTGATTAATCCGCGATCCGGCTTAGCCTTACAAGTGTAAACAATGACGTTATATTCTTTAGATAACTTTTCTAGTGCGTCTCTAGAACCTTTTATTGGATTGTCATATATAGTTCCATCAAAAAATCCTTTTGAATTTTGATGAATAACGCCATCGAAATCAATGCCTATATTGACACTTTCATCAGGAAATGCATGCATTCTGGTAGAACTAGATTTTCGATTAAGTTTTTCTAATTCTTCCGGAATGTTTTTCCCTATTGGTGGGCATTCCCTACCAGAACCATGAGTTAGCTGATACTGCAGTAACAATGTTAAAACTTCGCATGTATGGTAATATTCTGTTTCTAATAAAACCGTAGTTAAGCCGGGAATCTTTGTAGACATTTGCTGGCCAGTTACTAAAGCAGTTTGCATACCATTATCAGATGCCCATTGTAGTGCTTTTATGACATCATTAGATCTCCCCGAAGATGATATGCCATAAACCAATGATTGCTTCATATCAGATGAATTCTTATTTGTGGTGCGATGCTTTAACCAGCAAACCATCCATTGATCAAAATTTGTATCATTGATCAAGCTAGTAGCAACGCATGCGCTACTTGGCGATTGCGCATTTTTTTGCCCGTTTGAAAGTCGGGTAATATCGACTGCGGTATGGTCAGCAATTGCTAAATTGCCTCCATGTCCCAAAACGTAGATATCGTGACAATTATTAAACTTTTCTTGAAACTGTTTCCAAGAAGAAGAGTTTACGGTTGTAGCAAATTTTTCTTCAATATTTTCGATATCTAGCATTATTAGCCCTTAGTAATTGATTCAATTGTAGGAATATATAAGTTTCTAACAACGTGCTCCCAATCGAAATTCAAACTATATTCCCTAATTTCTTTTCTCATCTTGTTAGAAATATCTCTATTCCTAGAAATAACTTCAGATATGTATTCTTTATTATAAATGTCTTTCTCTTTAACTACATCTATAAATGGCAGCGTGGTATCTAAATTTGCTGCCGCGCACTCAGAGATTACTAACCCTAGGCCAGCAGCTAAAGCTTCCATACAAACTAAAGGATGAGCTTCGCCATCACTTAATAGTACCAAGTTGGAAAAATTAGTCAAGTTAGAATAAAGTTGTTCTTTAGTCATCTCCCCCAGATATCTGGGATGAGATTGAGGGAATCGCTCATCAGCAATTCTTCCTGCAAACCAAAGATTATCAATATCCATAAAATGATATTGTCTTTTTCTTTCATCTACTTTAGCTAAGTAGAGACTATCACTAGGACGAATACATTCTTCTGCAAATTTAAATAAATCAGTCCTTACTCCGTTATGAATAACATGAAGCTTATTATCGTCTACACACGCATTTCTATAAACTTCTGCTATTCCCGGGGAAAGACAAAACATATGGACATCTGATATTGACGCCTTTAGAAAAAACTTCTTATAATCATTATGCCATTTTGATCTATTTTCTAGATAACCAAAATGGCTAGTCATAGCAATATTTTTGCAATTTAACTTTTTAGCTAAATCTACATGTTCATCATATTGGATATGTACAAAATCCGGGTCTAAACCGTTTATTATTAGAGAAGCTAAATTCATATCTCTGGTGTTAACTATGTCTACCTTATGACCAAGTTTTTCTAAACTCTTCCTATAATCGTCAATCAATATTTCAACTGCTCCCCAACCTTTTGGTGGGATGGACAATATACCAGGCCCAACTATACAAATTTTCATGTTAATTACCGCTACCTTCGAATCGAGGAAATGTTTTTGGATCTTTATCTAAGTGAATCATTTTTACATCATAATAATTCCAAACAAAATCATACCCGGGAGATTCTGGAGTTGCATATCCAGCGCCCATGGTTTTTACATCATCAATATTTTCTAAGAAAAATTTATTCATGTGAGACTCATCATGCCATTTTGCTATAATGTTATTCGAAGTATCTATATCTACGTTTTTACTACATTCAGAAACCATTGACAATATAGATTTCGTCTCTCCTCCCCAAAAACACCCTTGTCTATAAACTGAGATGTCATATCCTTCTTTAAAAGCGAAAGCGGTTGAATTAGCATTATCTTCAAAAGTTCCCTGTTTATCAATAAACCCTGGGTGTTGGACTGATATGAACTTATATTCTTCTTCATCTTCAAAGAAATCGGAAAATTTCATTTCGTCTACTGGCCAGAGGTCAGCATCAATGAAAAATGTATAGTCATATTTCTCAAGTTTACTCGAGATAGATTCGATAAATTTAAATCTATGTAATGTGATGTATGGCCAACCTACATGCTGGATTTCAATAGTTTCGATATCTGGGCTTTTTAAAGAAGGATCGTTTATTTGATCTGTAAAAGCAAATATCTTTTTTTCCAAATTTGGGCAAAAGAATTTATTGACGCGTCTTCTGAAGCCATCTAGAAATCCTATATAGGGACCGGTACCGATAAAAATTATTGCTATCTTCAAATCAAACCCCAACCTTGAATATAAATTGTGTTCCATTCCTTTGGTCCATCCGGACCAAACCAATTGTGAGGTGCAATAACAGATTGATAGTTACCTAAAACAGCTCCCCACCAGGAAAAAGATGAATTAGAAATAATATGTGCTGCTGCTTTTGTCATCATACAAAGATCAATTTCAGGAGAGTTTCCTTCTACTAGAACAGAATTTTCGTTAACTAAGTTATCTCTTATCCATTGATGATCATCACCGAACATTATGAACTTGACATTGCCATTAGTTACTCGCATTATTTCACTTTTAGCTTTATTGTAGTAATCTAAGCTGCATGGAGGATGGTAATTACTTTTTTCTAAATAATCGCCTCTCCTAACGTGTAGAGAACATAAAGGACGTCCATCGAAATATTTTTGCATTTCAAACATCGCAGCAAGATTTATATCTTCTTTAAAGGTAAAAGTATTCTTAATCATTTCAAAACAGTTGCCAAAATAAACTGGAGATTGAAAATATCCTCTTAAATCGGTAAAGTCATCTACTAAAAATAGACTTGGATGAAATTGAAAACTTGGCTCTTCGTAAACGAATTTAAGTTTATCGACATCTTTTTGAGTTAAAATATCAACATTATTCATGTTGAAAACTTTCCAAAGATCTACATTTTCATTATTTTGTAAAGCCCAACTATATCCCCTCGTAAAAGCAGCTGTGGCTAAAGCAGCATATTGAAACATTTGATTTCCTAATCTACCATTTTGGCCGATTTGTAAACTAGTTAGCATATTTTACTATCCCCATGTACTGTAAAGCTTTAAATTGCGATTCTGAAGCTAATAGAGGAAACTTAGAATCATAGTCCGGATTGTGCGAAGAATTATAATCCACCAAAACTTCCCCTAGATTTTGAAAATTAAACCACTTAATGCATCTAAGCCACATATGATGATCTTCGGAAATTGGGTAGGTATCGTCGTATCCACCCACTCTTAGTAGTATATTCCTTCTAAAAATAACGGAGGGATGGGCGATAGCGTTTTTCCCAGTCAATAACCAAGACTTAATTGCGACGTCGTTAATTGGATACCTAAACTTATCATCAATGACATCACCTGCTATACTCACTAGTCTAATTTGAGTACCACAAATATCAACTTCTTTTTTATCATCAAGGACTTTTATTTGCTTTTCTAATTTTGTTGGATACCAAATATCATCGCCATCTTGCCTAGCGATTATTGGAGAGTTAGAATTATAGAGGCCTGTGTTGAGAGCTGGAACGATCCCAGGAGTTTCACATTTTATAATTTTAATTCTCTTATCATTGAAAGATTCAATTTTTTCGATAGTGCTATCGGAAGATATATTATCTACCACTATGATTTCGAAATCTTTAAAAGTTTGTTTGATAACTGAATCAATTGATTTTTCTATTGATTCACTACAGTTTTTCACTGGAATAACAATGGAAACTTTTGGCAATTTATTTCTCCAAAAACTCTTTGCAAGTGTGATTCACATGAATATGCGGAGTTTTAGCTTCCCAATCTACTTTGTTGTGAAACACCCATCCTCCCATTTCTGTTTTTAATTTTAAAGCTAAACTCTTTATTTCATCACTATTTACTTCAGACCACTTCTTATTAAAAAACATATTGTTTTCTGGAGTATCTTCTTGCGGAGTGTTATACTGCGATTGCCAAAATTTAGACCAATAATTTTTGTATAGTTTGATCTTACGTTCTAAATCAAACCAAGACATATGATAAACTGTGGGAACACTCTTAGCAGCGGTATTAAACCACTCTTCGTACTTCGATAAACTTTCTAAGTTTCCGGAAAGCGCATTTCTTCTGTGTGTCTCTATTTCTTCAGAATAAAAAGCTATAAATTTTATTCTCTTATAGTTTTCTTTATGAATATAGTCGCATGTGTCACTTCCGGGTGCCGTATATAGGTTTCCATTTTCATCTTCTCTTCGCAACTCTAGAGGTATTCCATGGGTTATATAAGGCGAGTTCTTAGAGACTCTCCACTTCCACGGATTGACGTCGACGCGTACTTTATCATATCCACCCCAGAATTCTACGACTGGTAAAGCTACCAATTCAGTCAACTTAGGAAACCTCTTTACTAAATTTATAACTTTTTCGTAATCTTCTGGAAGGATGAATTCGTCACTATCCATTTGCCAGCAAAATTCAGAAGTACATTTAGACCGTGCATATGCTTTTTGCATGCCATCGCTGTGATAAGCAAACCTAGGATGATCCCAATCAATTGCGTTTTGCTCTATCACAAGTCGTGGCTCACTTTTAGACATGCTATTTAATTTTTCCCATGTTCCATCAGTCGAACCGCCATCTACGACTACTACTTCATCACAAAACCCTAGCATTGATTCGATAGATTTTTCCCAGGGATATTCATTTTCATCGCAATTATAAACTGTTGTATAACCTGAAATTGAAGGAGACCAATTCATCTTAGATATGATGCTATTCCAAAACCTCTCTCGAGATGCAAAAAGATAAGCATTAGTATCAAAGGGATCTTCAGTATTAAACCAAATCTCGTCTTTGTGCTGAACATATTCATTTAAAACTAGTTTGCAGCCAAGCATTTTAGCTTCTATCACTAGTCTAGGACATGTATCGCCACCTTTGGGTAAGTATACTAAGCCTTCAGCTGCCGATAATTTTTCAAGTACTTCGCTATGGGATAGACCAGATAATTTTTCGAAGCTCAAGTTATTATCTTGGCAATGCTTGATAGCATCATCTGTACCCTTAATCCAACTATTCGAATCTAAAACAAGCCAACCAGATCGATCCCTATCTTCTTTGTTAAGTTTTGATACTTCTATAAAAAATTTATCATCAAAAACTGAACTTAAAACTACAGACTCAGATTCAGCTAGGAATGGAAATCTGTCGACATACCTTTGTTCTTGGGCTTCTGACATCCACCATAAATTCTTTGCGCCTAAATAAAAAGCAGATATTAACTTGCCGTGAATTTCTTCATGACAATTACATGACGTGTTTTCAATATGACGGTGTTTTTCTATCGATCGATACTTACAAAATTTATAATCATATTCTATTACTGAGTAATCTAGGTTTGCTGCAGCAGTAGGGATTAAATTAAGATTCATTCCGGAGAAATTTGTAAAAATCCAGTAAGAGTCTTTGTATTTTTGCATTAACTCTATTGTAATATCTCGAGAATATAAAGCGGCTAAGTTAATATTATCTGGGCAACTATCGATGAGAGCTTGAGTAGTTAGTTCAGCTCCCCCCATTATGTCTCGCGCATAAAAGTCTGCAACAATTATAATATCAGGTTTTTTTTCTCTGAAAGGAGTTTCAAACATATAAATCTCTCTTTAATTAAATGTTGTTTAAATTACAGTATTTCTAGAATAGATCTATAGTATAGTAATACAGATATATTATAATAAGATAATAAAGAATATACAGAATTACTGTTAACTGAATAACAGAACAACAGATCTATATGTAAGAGTATTTTTGAGGATGTTCAGAATTTTTTTTAAAAAAATTAAATTTTAGACTCTAGAATTTCTAGACGATCTTTTATTTCCTTCATAGCTGATACTATATATGCGCAAAATCTATCGTACTCTAGAGATTTATAATCTCCATCAGTTTCAGCTGGTATTACCAATTCCGGAAATTTATCTTCCACTTCATCAATAATAAAACCCGGTACCTTCTTATCATTTGGTGCCGCTTTCCAGTTGAACAAAACAGGAACTAAATTACATACACTCTCCAGGTCAACATTTAATTGTTCTATGTTCGTCTTAAGAATTCTTTCAGAGTTTGTATGGGTAGATCTCTGTACAGCTCCGCTCGAACTAATTGT